AAGAATCTCGCCGAGGCCGGAGATCGCCTGGAGCAAGCACTGCGCACCGGCGTGACCTGACCCGGCACGAAGGAGTGAGTAGCACATGGCTGCGACCACAACCACGCTGGCCGAACTGATCGTCCAGCTCTACAAAGGGCCGTGGGTGGAGGCCCTGTTCACCAACACCTTCCTCCTGACCCGCATCCAGCAGAAGCAGGGGGCAGGAGAGGGAGTCCGCTGGCCGGTGCGCTATGCTGGCAACGCCTCGGCTGGCTCGTACGCGGAAGGCGACTCCGGGGCCGGCGCCGGCAACCAGGGCTTCAAGAAAGCCTTCCTCGGTTGGAAGCTGAACAAGGTCGAGGTGGAGGTCTCCGGCCTGGCGCAGGCAGTCGGTGACGCTGGCGGGATGATCGTGCCCGCGCTGCGAACCGAACTCGATCTGGGTCTGTCGGACATGCGGGGCAACATCAACACCCAGTTGATGTCAGACGGCACCGGCAACTCCGGCAAGGACGTCACCGGGCTGTTCGCAGCGATCGCCGACACCGGCACCTACGCCGGCCTTGACCGTGGGACTTACACCTGGTGGAAGGCCTACGTCAGCGCCAACGGCGGCACCCCGCGCAACCTCACCGAGGAGCTGATCCGCACCGTCAAGTCCACCGTGGAAGCGCGGGGCGGTCGGGTCACCGCGATCTACGCTGGCTCGACCCAGTGGTACCGCTACGGCGATCTGCTGCGAGCCGAGCGCCGCCAGCAGAATCCCACCAGCCTGACTGGCGGCTACCAGGCGCTCGACTTCGAGGGCGTCCCGCTCATCAAGGTGCCCGGTTATCCGCAGACCCGCATGGACTTCGTGAACGAGGAGCTCCTGGAGTACATGGTGCTCAAGGACTTCGAGGCCAAGCCCATGGCGAAGACCAAGGACTCCGACGTGATCTGGATCACCCACTACTCTCAGCTGGTCTGCCGGAACCCCTACCGCATGGGGAGCCTGCAAGACCTGGCGCAGTAGGAGGTGACCGATGAGTAGCGTCGCGCGGATCATCTCTGACTGTCGGGACGGGCGCAAGATCGCCCGCGGGGTGACATCGGTCACCGGGTCGGCCACCAACATCGCCACCGGGCTTTCCCAGGTGGAGGATGTGCTGGTCTCGATCAAGCGGTCGACCGCTCCGGCCCTGGAGGTCGTATTGGCGACTTGGGGCCTGGGTGCAGCCGCAGGTCAGATCAACCTCTACTGCTGGAAACCCACGGCGGCCAACGACTGCACGCTGATCGCGGCGACCGTCGCCGTGGACGTGGAGTGGCTGGCGATCGGCAAGTGAACAAACGGGGCCGGCCTCGGCCGGCCCCTGAACTCTAGGAGGTCAAGATGCGAAAGGATACCAGCCTTCCGCCCGGCGAGGGTGAAGGCGATCTGAACGAGACAGAGGCGGCTGCCGTCGAGGCTCACCCGCCTGAGGCGGGCAGGCCGGCTCCGGTGACCGCAGCGATTGCGGCTCCTGAGCTTCCACGGCGAGTCGGCAAGCTCACCGCCATGATGGCGCTGGAGGAACCGGCGCGCACGGACGCCCTGGAGAAGGCCGCTAACTCCGGCATGACAGTGAACCTGCGCAGCAAGACGGGCGAGGACGTGCGCTGGCGCTACGGCGAGCACATTCTGGTCGTGCCGCCCACGCCCAAGCCCTTTGCGGCTGCGCATGCCATCCACCTGCTCTTCTGCACGCCCGGCCTGGTGGAGGAAGTCGAGGAGTAGCAGGTGGCCATTGACGCGGCGGTTGGCGGCGAGAACAGCAACTCCTACGTCACCCTAGCGGAGGCGGAAACCTACTTCGCCGACCGTTTGCGCGTCGATGCGTGGAGCGGCGCGAGCAGCGCAAACAAGGAGAAGGCGCTGCTGACGGCATGTCGTCACATCGAGGCTTGCCGCATCCGGGTTCACAGACGGCCCTATGGCTATCCCGGCGAGCTGCCGGACGCGATGGGCCGGCCCTATGATCCGCTCGCTCCTTCTGCCCCCGACCAGGCGCTCTCCTTCCCGCGCCAGCGGGACAAGGACAACGATGGCAACTACGCCATCCCCAAGCGTGTGAAAGATGCGCAGTGCGAGGAGGCGCTGGCGCTGTTGGCGCGGGGAGCGGAACAGGAACGCAGGCGCGCCCTGCAGGCGGCGGGCGTTACCTCGTTCTCCGTGGACGGACTGAGTGAATCCTACGGCTCGCCAACCGCAGCGCATCCGCTGGAGGGCGCCGAGGCGAGGGCGCTGCTCGCGCCGTTCGTGGACAAGGGCGGGGTGCTCGCTACTTCCGACCATCCTGACGGCGAGTGGTCGCCAGGGAGCGCGACATGATCGGGGACTACCTGGCCCAGGACATCTGGTGCAAGCCGAGGACCGGCGTTGACGGCTATGGCCAGCCGACCTTCGGGGCACCAGCGCAGACGAAAGGGCGCTGGCTGGAGAAGCGCCGTCTCGTTCGGAATGCCGAGGGAGAGCAGGTGATCTCTGAGGTCACAGTCACCCTCGGGCCGGATGAGCCGCTGGCTGTCGGAGATCAACTCTCGGCCAACGGCACGACTTACCTGGACGTTATCGCCGTCTCAGTCTCCCGAGGTCTGGGAGGCGAGGCGGCTCTGAAACGGGCCTATCTGTAGGCTGAGGAGGAAGACGTGAACTGGAGACTGACTTTGACCAAGGGGCTTGTTGTGGGAGCGCTGGCGGCGCTGGGAGTCTGGGCCGCCGATATTCATGCCGTTTCCGCCTGGTGGGCCGGCGCGGCGGTGCTGGCACTCGAGGCCGTGCGCGACCTGATCAAGGCGCGCTTCGGGAGTTCCCCTGGCCGGGCAGGCGTTCCGAGCGGTTAGTGCGATGCCCACCATCCGCCGCCAGACCTACGGCAAGTTCGGGGTCGCCCTCAAGGGACTGGAGGAACTCTCGCGCCAGCTCGCCCGCGATGGCGAGGTGTGGCAGCGCGTCCAGCAGGCCGCGGTGCGCGGCATGATCGAGAACACCGAGGACTTGCTGGGCCGCGCAATGCGGGACGCGCCAGTGGACGAGGGAACGCTGCGCGCCAGCGGCTCGGCCGCAGTCTATGCGAATGGCCGGGCGGTCGCTCGGCGCGGGTTCCGTGAGGTTAGCGGACAGCCCGAGGCTCCGGAGATGGCGGAGCGCAAGGTGGTCGAGGGCGGCCTGGGCGACGCGGTAGTAGGCGAGGTTGGGTTCAACACTCCGTATGCGCTGGTGCAGCACGAGCGCCTGGACTTCAACCATCCCAAGGGCGGGAAGGCCAAGTACCTGGAGGACAATCTCAAGGAGCAGGCTGACCGCTACCAGGGCAACCTGAATGACCGCCTGCGAGGGGCGCTTGCATGATTCTGCTTCGCCTGGAGGCTACGCAGAACGATGGCTCTGCTCATTGACCAACTGGCAACCTACCTGGAGAGCCAGGGCGAGGGAACGGTGGGGACAGATCTGTTCAGGCTCCATCGTCCCTCCTCGCCCCTTGCCTGCGTCAGCTTGCACGCCACCGGCGGCTATCCGCCGGATCGCTACACGGAACGCGAGCACCCCACAGTCATGCTCTTCGCGCGGGCGGCGACTCCTGATGCAGCCCTGCGAAAGACTTACAGCCTCTACGGCAAGCTGCACCGCAAGCAGAACCTGGACCTGGGCGGAGGCCTGTGGGCGCTCACCATCGAGGCGGTGGCGAGTCCTGCATACACGGGAACGGAGCAGGCCGCCAACCAGACTGCGCACCTCGCATCTTTCAACATCGCGCTCGACCTGCGGAGACCATCAACGCCGTAGGCGGGGCAAGGAGGAACTGACGTGGCAAGCATCACGGAGGTGTATCCGAGTTACGCGAAGGCGGGAGACTCGGCGATCACCATCATCGGCACAGGGTTTCAGGATACCCCCAACCTGAGCAAGGTCTACCACCGCAAGCACGGTCAGACCGCCTGGGAGAATGTTGACCCGACGCGGGTGACCTTCGTCTCGGCGACGGAACTCACCATCGCCATCGACGCGGCCAACACCGACGGCTGGGACAACGGCCTCAACGATGTGGGCGTCTCCGACTTCGGCGACGCGACTCCCGACGAGTCCGTGGCCCAGGCCCTGTTCTTCTTCGTCGCGGGAGCCTATTCGCCCGACGACGTGATCAAGGGCGCGGTGGAGGAACTCTACATCGAGGGGCTGTTCATGGGCCACACCCACGGCTCCCTCGATGTGGAGCATGGCGTCGAGACATCGGACATCGAGGTCGACCAGTCACTGCTCCCGGTGCGCACCATCAAGGCGGGCGAGACCTTCTCCCTCGCGGTGCCGCTGGCGGAAGTCACCCTTGAGCACATCAAGGAGGTGTGGGGCATCTCCGCCTCCATCGAGGACCTGGGCACGGGCCGGCGCCGCTTGACCTTCGGCGGCGACACCGCGATCACCGAGAAGTCGGTGATGCTGGTGCTACCGGCCGGTTCGGGCAGGAAGTTCGCCCTGACCTTCTACCGGTGCGCGGTGCTGGCTTCGGGCACGCTGTCCTGGAGCAAGGAGGAGCAGGTTGACCTGCCCATCCAGTTGACCGTGCTGGCCGATACCAGCCGGCCCGCCGGCGACCAGGTCGGGCGGTGGGAGGAGTACACCGCGTAGTGTGAGCGGATAACCGGATGAGCCGGGGCAGCCGGGCTTCGCACTCCGTCGCCAAGGCTATGGAGTGTCTACGACAGGCGGCTCGCAGCAATGCCTGGCTGTCCCCGGTCACAGACTTGCGGAGGCAACGAAGAGCATGACACAGACAGACATCAAGCCACCGACTCCAGACGAAGTAGTGATGCCCCAGGAGCGACGTTTCCAGGTGGGAGAGCGCGAAATCGTGGTGCGCCCCCTGGTGATCGGCGACTTCAAGCGCATCGCCGCAGATCTCGGCGCGATTGCGCAGCGGGTGGCGAGGGAGCATCCGGAGATCGACCTGGCGAAGCCGGACGAGCACCTGGAGGCGATCTTCCCGATCCTGGGTGAGGCCGTCGGGCGACTGTTCCAGCGCCTCTTCGGGGTCGAGGAAGCCTACCTGGATGACCACCTGACTCTGGCGCAGGCGGCGCAGATCATCGCTGCCGCGCTGGAGGTCAACCAGCTCCCCGACATCCGAAAAAACGTGGGGCGCGCCCTCCAGCTCGCGAAGACGACGGCGATTCCGTAAGTCTGGGCTGGGCGGGCGCGTTCGATCTGCTGCAAAGCGAGTACGGGTGG